ACCCCATCCGCACCACCAATTCTTTTAGGAAATTGGAAACCTACTTTGTCTCGGAAACAAAGTCGTTGATAATCGCAGCTTGTTTAAGCACTTGATTCAAAGAAGGATACTCTGGATAATCCATTTTTACTGTATGCATGGAATTGTCATTCCAGCAACGAGCAGTATCGTGTTCAATGCTAAACTGATCATTTAGCATAGTATATGCTTGCTTGAAAATTTCAAAGCGAAGTTCGTAAGGTGTCATTTGTTTTCTCCTTGTGTGTTTGTGTGTGTAGTAGGGGGGTCCCGACCAGGGCACTTTTTATGTCATTCCGAGACAGGTTGAGGAATCAAATCCTCGTATGCAGCTTCTACTGCGTCATCTAAATCGTTAAAAGGTCCGTGATTAACGTCATCATACACATAATAATATTTGTTGTCAATCATTTGAATTTGAAAATAAGTGATGACTTCATCACCATTATCAAGTTGTTCTACAATACGAAAGTTAGTTCCTGTCATAATATACAAAGGGTAACGTTGACTCCACCAGTTCTGTTAAAGACCATCCGTGTCTATTAAATAATACCTGCTTCGTACTTGTGATATATGAAGGTAGTAATTATATATTTGTCAGTATTCTTTGGAGGATTACCTCTATGCAGGTAAGTCCAAGATGCTGGAAAAATTAATATCTTACCAGTTTCTGGTTTTATTTTTTTACCAAAAATAAATTCTGTTTCTCCTTCATTTTCTATGGTGTTCAAATACATAATAACCGCTAAAAATCTGTAGTCCGCATTTGGTTTGATGTAAAAATCATGATGCCATTTGTATCCAATAGATTCTGGTGTTGTTTTTGAAATTAAATATCCTTCATCATATATTTCGCTGTATCCTATTCTATACTTTTCATAAAATTTGTTATAATATTTGGTGATGGACTCAGATATTTTTTCTTTTATATGATTGTCGTAAATTTTCCAGTCTAAAAATTTTGAAAGATGTAGATCTACAGTTTGTTTAATGTCGGAATGTTTCCCCCCCAAAGTGACACCAGCATATTTTCTGTTGTCTTGATCAAATTTATCTATGATATTTTGGCAAAACTCTTTAGCAAAAACATTACTTATTTCCCAAACTAATTCTTCATTCATAAAACAATATTTTTTTCTTGGTTATTATAATACATATCATATTTTACTGTTCCATTCTCAAGTAATTCTTTTGAAATAGAATACTTATATTGTTGAGTATCTTCTTTCAAATATTCAATTGCCAAGGTAAGTGCATCCATAGCACGTTCAAGTTGATACATTGTTCGATCAGTCATTGTCATCTCCTTTAACATAAGCAGGAACTCGGTCTGGGTCAAGCCAACAAGTATAGTCGTGGTCTTCCATAGCAGTTAGCAGTTGCATTTCATTGTCACAAAGATACATATCACGATAGCGACCAGTGTATGCATCTACTTTTTGAATACGGCAATCAGGTTTGCCGTTGATTTCAAGTGTGCCTACTTGCACATAACGATATGGAAAGCGATCAAGAAGAATTGTCACGCGGCTTGGGTTTGTTACATTCATTGCAGTAGTAGGAGAATCCATTACGAAAGTATTTTACCACTTGGTAGTGGTCTTTGTCAAGGGGTAGTTCTGTGTGGCATTTAGAACAAACTCTAGTCCCACCACCAACAGAGGTTTTCAAGGGTGTTGATGAATTGCTCAAAATAGAGAGTGCGGCTTGGATTAGGTTTATCATCTTTCATGTCTTGGAGATACTGCATTATACCACGAACTACTGGGGTGTCCTGGAAGTATTCGTGCATTCGATAACAATCAAACTTCTCATTGTATTCTACGAAATCGTGAAGCGGTGCCATATTACGACGATGAGCACGAATGAATACATCTTCATCCTTGATACCATGTTTGTTTAGAATTTCACATTTTCTAATCTTGCTGCCGTCCTCATCTTCTTCATCATCAAACTTAAAGTGAAGGTCTTCGTAATACTTTTCCATCAACTCCAGGTCTGGTGCTACACGCAACTCTTCATTTTTTTCCAAGTAGTAATTCATTCTACGTTTTGCATCTGTGTCTGTCAGACGAAATACAATATTACCAATGTAGTAGTTTACTGGACCACCATACATGCTTTCAGATAATCTTTTACGAAATGATAGATGAAGGATTTCAAATCCAGGTTCTTCATTTTCTTCCATTACTAAACCTTGTGATAAACTCATATCAATACCTGTCAGGAATTTTATCGTAATCTAATATATGGTCTTTTTTCTTTTCTTGCTTGCGAAACTTTTTAAGGTCTTCAAACAACTCTTTAATTTTTTTGTATGCTTCGTTAGCATCTTCTTTGCCTGCCATCTCAGCAGCAATAATATACTCCACTTTTTTGCCGAAGTCAAATAGGTGATACTCAAAATCTGTTTGATGTTGGTAAGACATACGACCTCCGTGTTTATTTTATATAGGGGTGGAGGGAGTCGAACCCCCAACCGCGCACTAATCTGGTGCATACAGAAGGTATAAGCTTCTCGCTCTGCCAATTGAGCTACACCCCCGTAGGTGCTCCTTGAGGGGATCGAACCCACCTCACATCGATTATGAGTCGATTGCTTTCACCAGATAGCTAAAGGAGCAATGGAGAATAGGGGACTCGAACCCCTGACTTACAGCTTGCAAAGCTGTCACTCTACCAACTGAGTTAATTCCCCTTGTATTCGCTCATAATAATCATAAGGCACTAGCATAACATCAGACCCACTTGAAGTTGTAATAATATACATTTCTTTATTTTCAATTACTGTTTCCATAATCTCATCAAAATCATGAGAAAATGTTTCTTCGGTAATCGTTTTCATACCATACACTCCATATCTTTTTCTTCTTGTAGGCAACCAATACTAGTTAGATATTCGATAGTATCATTGCAACCACCCATAATTATACCATCAATAACTACTTGAGGAAAGGTAGCATCTTGACCAAACTCAGTATAGAATGCTTGACGGTCAAAGTCAACATCTAGTTTGTATTGTGTGTATTTCACATCAAAACTATCAAGGATTACCTTGAGCTTACGACAATACTCACAACTATCACGGGTGTAGATAACCATTTGCGAAATCATTAATATCTCCTAAAGAAGAATCGGAGCGGCAGGATTTGAACCTGCGACATCCTGCTCCCAAAGCAGGCGGTCTACCAAGCTGACCTACGCCCCGTGGCGGAAAGGGTAGGATTCGAACCAACGGATGCTTTCACATCGGCAGTTTTCAAGACTGCTGCCTTAAACCACTCGGCCACCTTTCCGTGTTTACCCTCCCAGTATATAGGGAGGGTGGGGATATGTCAACCCCCTAAGTTATCAGAAGGAATACTTCAGACCTGCTTTCACATTACTGGTCAGTTTATCAGTAGTCAGGAAGTAGTATTCACCATAGACGCTAACACGCTCTGCAGCAGCAACGGTAGCACCAACCTTACCAGACACTTTAGTCGTTGCACTACCACCATCGGGAGTGAGCAGAGCAGGACCAACTTGAGCATAACCACTAACGGTATCGCTCAGAGCAAAATCATAACCAACGTGTGCTTCAGTGGTCGTTCCAGTGTAGTTAGCGCCAGTAAGACCAGCATTAGCTTCTACATTTACATAAGGACCAGCGAACGCAGCGGTGGCAAGGAAAGGAGCAGCTGCAACAGCTGCGATTGCGAATTTAAACATAATTGTACCTCTAAGTTTCTCGCAGAGTAATACCTGCGGATGTAAGGAGTTTCGACAAACTCCGTTTCAGTGAGTCAACGAGTAATTGAGGTCTCATCACTTGAATGTATTTATTGTAACATATTACTATGATTATGTCAACTAAGATTTGGCTAAGATTTAACCAACGGAAGTGGTTGGATTTGAACCAACGGATGCCCATAAAGACATCGGCGGTTTAGCAAACCGCTGCATTAAGCCGCTCTGCCACACTTCCACTCAGTCCAATACTTCGACACTCACATCATGAATTTGATCATCAGATGATTCAAAATCGTTGTTACTGAGTTCAATAATTTCTTGTTTTGATTGTTTTTCTTTTAGTTCTGCTTCTCTGCGATCTAATTCTTCCCAATTAAAAAGATCTTTTTGGTTGTCAGAAGTAGCAAAGTCATACTCGACAATTTCCATATTTTGTCCACTGTCAACTATGACCTGTGCTTCTTCCATAGTATCAAAAATTAAAGAATCAATAATGTCATTAGACCAACATTTTCCTGATTCTGTATTACCAGTCCAATATGCATTATAACCAATTACACGAACAATATATGTCATAATTAAAAAAATAAATTATTCTTCTGCAGGTACTTCTTCTACAGGTACTTCTTCTACAACAAGCTCAGCTGAAGAAGCATCCTCTGCTTTCACTGCATTGAGAGTTGAGTAACCCCAAGTTTCAGAAATTTCTTTGATATCTTTTTCTGCGTCTTTTTTAGTAGCATACTCTTTTGCATCTGCAGTTTGATTTACAAAAACTGCTTCTTCGTTGCCAGACCAATATGTTGGTTTTTCTCCAACTCTAATTAGATAAGCCATATCTTTTAATTAAACAATACGTTTATTCTTTAATATTTATACCAATCAACGAATTTCAAAATTCAATTTTCTTGGTATTCTTTTAGTATACCCCAATGGTATAGAATTGTCAACCTTTTTTTCTTTCGGTTTCCCGACCCCATCAATGGCGGTGATAAGTGATAAATCAATACCCGAAATGATAGGCATACCATTCCTATCCAATCTCAATAAGGTATGGTTATCACAACCACATGACTTACTTTTGTTTGCTTGCGTTACTTCTATTTCTGTGCCACATGCATTACATCTGATCCTTGCCATTTTCTTTCATCCGTTCTCTCATATCTTTTTGTATATTTTTATAATCTCTATCGAGTTGTCGTTTCAATTTAATTTTCATAAAGAAAGCACGTAAATTAACTTGTGCCAATTTAATTCTTAATTCCAAATACTTTGGCACATTAGTATCTTGCCAAACAATATAGATTGCAAGTGCAATAATAGTAATGTAAAAATAGTATGTATTCATAGTTACATGGGAAATATCGGATTCGAACCAATGACCAACTGCGTGTAAAGCAGCTGCGCTACCGCTGCGCTAATCTCCCT